AACTGGAACTTCTTGGGCGAGCACGAGGGTTGCGGTTAAAGCGAGGGCTGCGAGTATTGCGTTTTTCATATTAATAATTTACTTTCTATATCCGATGTATTGGACGGTTTCCCGGCACGGTTAATTCCGTCCGAAGATCTATTCCTCTTAAACTATATATCGTAAAAGTGTACTTGTCAAGGACTTAGTGCCCATATCTTTTTGCTGTTTTCTTTCTCATCTAACATCTCTAACAACAAGTCCATAAAAAACTTCTGTTTCTCGATGGTCGAGCGTTGGGACTCGATTGTCTTATCTTTAAACGTCTCCCTATTCTCTAACCGTGAGGCTAAAGCCTCGTATTTTGAACCCCAATAAAGAAAAGAACCCAGCACCCCAATCGCGAAACCCATCGCGATGCAAAGTGCCAGCCTGCCCTTCATTTGCTCTTCTTTGTTTTACGGGGTTTCCCCTTCGGAAGCTTGAGAACTTTAGTAGCTTTAGGTTCCTCGTCCTTTTTATCGGTGATGCCGCCTATGAACTCCACGGCGATCCAGGAACCAACCGAAAGGGCAACGATAGCAGTTATAATTAATAAGTCCATAGTATAAAGGCCTTACACTCTATAATACTACTTTCGATACTTAAAAATTGAACCCAGAGAAAGTTTCTCCAGTTCTGAAGACTCTTCCGCTTATGTAAAAGCCTCGGCCAGTAACATCGTCAGTCAACTCGGTGGTGAAAGTCATACTTACTAACTTACCCTCGTTTAGGGCGTTAGTATACTGTATTGAGTTGAATCTCGCCCTTAAGAAGTCGTAGCTTACAACTGTTTCCTGTACTCGGTCCCCGCAAGTTGGAGGAGTCGATAGCTGTAGCGATAAGTTATAATCGTGATCGTTAATTAACAAGTTTCTTAGGCGGCCTTCTTGATCTTCGCCAACGATTGCTTCGATAGAAAGGTTCGCCAGAGTCGGGTTTTTAACAAATCTATCTACGGAGTTTTTATACCCTAGTCCTTTCAAGTCTTGTCTTTCGAAGTTGAGTTCTATCTTGGCGCTTTGGATTTTTAACTCGGCTAAATTGAAACCCAAATCCTTAGAGTCCTCTGGTGAGTCTCCGTATCCAGTCGCTACGATGCGAAGCGATGTATCTGAACCCTTCATTATGTCTTTACCGATTACTTGGTCTTTGAACTTGGGGATTAAGAACTGATTGCTGTTTACTGGCTGTAAGTTTATCGGATTTGCTGCTGGAATTTGCCCAGAGCCGCTTAAATAAAATACGATGTTCTCCGCCGAATAACTGAGGTCGTGTCGCACCGCCTGATCTACTTGAAAGAGAACGGAATAAGATTTAATATGACAATCGCCAAATCCGATTACGTGAGACGTCAAAAACGCCGGGTTATCAAGCGCGTCCGTTCCCTCCTGAGCGATGGACACGAAAAAGTTCCTACGATCTCTATCTGAGTAAGGCCAAGCCGAATAGCCTGGGTAGGCCGCGCTAGTCGATCGGCTTGTGAATCCGGAAATAAGCGGCACGCCAAGGTTGTTATCGTAAAACGGGCTCCTGTCTATGCCAGTTGGAAAGTTAACGTTGAACCCTAATCTGATTTCATTCCTTACGTCTAGACCGTAGTAACTAAAATCTAAACTAATCTCTGGATGATCTAAATGCGAGCGATTAACATTAGACTTTCTGCCAAGCTCTTTAATGTCTGTGCGGTTAGACTCTATTCCATAGCTTAGGTCTATTACGCCGTTTATCTGTTTGATAGCATTGGTGACCCCCACTGATAAAACGACTTCGTCGTCTATAACAGTGAAAAAATCAACGTTAGTAAGCGCTCCGACACTTGTCAAAAAATGGCCGCCAGAAGATGGAGCCGGTCCTACGAAAAGAGCCTGGGTGCTAGACAGTATCCTTACTCTTGCCATAACTCACGCTTTGCTTACGCGCAGTACGCTTGCCAAGAAGGAGTCTACCTGATGTTCGAACGCAATAGCCTGGACCTGCTTAACTGCTTCTTGATTTTTGTCGACAGGATTCGTCACGTAATTTTTGGCTTCGTCCAGCCAATTTTCTGAAGGCTCATTTGCCATGACGATGCTGGAGATCTGTTCTGCCACAGACTTCTGCTCCTTATTTAGGGACTTAATTTTGTGGGTTTTGCGAAGAAGCTCTTCGACTTTCTCGGACAACTTCTCCGATAGCAAGAGATTCTCTTTTACTTTAGCTATGGAATAGAGAGCCTTCGATTCTCCGATTGGAGATATCTTCTTCGTCGTCTGAGGTATGCCTTTGCTTCCTGCGGGTCTTCCCGGTTGATCTTGAACTCCTCCGCCGATGAGCGGGGCGTATAGGCCCTCGTCTTTATACGTCTTAAATCTTCTCTGGGCTTCTAAAGACGCTTCTTGATCTGGCAACCTGTTCGTCTCTAGGGCGTTGAGGCCTTCTTCTGGAGTGAGTACTCCTAGCTCAATTAACCTGCTGTAGATCTTAGCGTAAATAGAGTTGTCCTTGATCGAAGACTCTTCGAAGTATGGCGTAGGATAGTTTTTGAATCCTAGCTCCTTAGCTACCCGCTTGATTTCCGGAAAAAGGAACTCATTTATAAAAGCCTGCTTCGCCTGTTCTAATCTACCTAGGAACACCTCTACCTTGCTGCTCTGGTTGGCGTATTTTTCGCCTCCCACTAAAATATTGTTAAGTCCGATGTTAATGTCTCTATCGATGGCCTCGTATTTCTTTGGGTCTAATAGCGCAGCAATATCTGGGATAATGAACTTAGCCGTGGTTGTATAATCCGCTATCAAAACTCTTCCCACGGATTCGTTTTGGAACAATTTTTGCATCGCCTCTAAATTCTTTTGATTCACTCCGCCTTTTTCTGGGTCCGTGCCCATCGTGACTAAAAGAATGGCTTGCTGCATCGTTCTCGTTATAGCCATGTCTACTTTTCTCATTTCCGCCTTGGCGTTCAAGTCCTCAAGGACTGGATAACCCATCGGCACCGCGAGGGGTTCGTAGTCTTGCTTTTTATAGAAGACCGCAGAAGTTTTGTTCGGGTCTAAAGCGAGAGAAATGACTTTGGAACCCTTGTTGGATATCAACTTTTTGGCATCATCTGGAAGCGCCTCGTAAACCGACACGTCCTCCTCAGTCTTGGGATATCGCAATCTCTCAACTTCATAATCTGTTAAAACCTTAAGAAACCTTCCATTCGAAAAGGATATGTTGCCACCCGCCTGTATATCTGCCGGGTTTAGAATAACATATCTAGCTGGAAGAACGGACTCTCCCGAACCATACGTTTGAGTAATCTTAAGTAGCTCCTCGGTCTTAATTTTTGCGTCAAACCGGTAAATGAAAACGTTTCCTGAACGGAAGTATTCTCTGAAGAACTTGTCTTGTAAGGTCCAAAGATTGATTTTATTAAATAAAGCCTCAAAAAAGTCCCTAGACTTCTTGCTTCCGTCCTTGTAGTAAATGTTGCCCACCGAAAACTCCGTCATCAAATCGATAGTGTTTCTGAAAACCGAGAAATTATAGTACGCCTTCTGACAAAGCATGACGGCATCTCTAACGTCAAGGTTTGAGGAGTTCGGAATTCCGCTGGCGCTAAAATTAAACGGCACGAGCCCCTGCTCGATATTCTTAAATCTATCCGTTCGCTCTATAGATGAGGATCGGTTCCTTCTTGTCAGTGTGGACTCGGCCGCTTGAGCTACGATCAGCGGGATGGTATCGTTTTTCTTCTTGGTTGCCATATATCTTAAGGTTACACCTGTTAATTAATTACAAAAGGTACGAAAGTGAAATTCGATTGTTCCTCCCGCATAGATATTACATCATAATAGCATTTAACCGCCCAATTAGCCAACATAAGAGCTGTATAGTTATCTTTTCTTGCCCTAGCGGGAGAATTGCTTCTTTTTAGATGTTGAGGCAGATCAAAGGTCTGAGTTCCCTTAGCTGTGCTTTTAACTTCTATAAGGGCGCATTGCTTTTTTACGCTGTAAATCAGAGTGTCCTGGATCTCTATTAAATCTAACACAGACTCTGACCCAGTTAGCTCAACGTTGATCCTGGCATTAGCGTACTTGTCGAAAGCCCTGCCGTTGGCCGCAGTTTTAGAGGCGAACCAGATCTTTTGGTGGTCGATACTCCCCTGAAGCTGAACGTTGGCTTTTCTAATAAATTCGGAGGTGAAAACTTGTTTAAAAACTTTAACTCCGAGACCTTTGTTGTAAAGTCTTTTGACCTTTTTGATTTCGGCCTCGTATTCCGCCCCTTCTTTGTCCGAATCGAACTCGAAGAACTTGAGTTCAACGCTAGAGTTTCTGAAAAACTCGGATTCATTCGCGGCGTCGATAAATTGATAGCCCGCATTATCAATGATTATCATCTCTAGGTCGAAATTCTGGACAAGGTAGTGCAAGTACTTGATATGATCTTTCAAATCTCCACCCGCCACGGCATAATTATGGACTAGGGTCGATTGATTGAACTCATCGTCTAGCTCTACCACTGCCATTGCGAAAAAGTCAGAAGTCGGGGAGTTGCTAAAGCTTGGGTCGATAGCAAGGATATATTTTTTTCCTTTTCCCCCAACTATTTGAGTTGTCGGCTCTTGACCGTCGGCAATCGTACAGTCGTGCATTTTCTTTGCGCTGAAGTAGCTGTCGCTACCGTCTGTGAATTGCGCGCAATACTCTCTCTGGAATGAGGAGTGGGACGTGCCACCATTTTGAGCCTCTTCGATGATAGTCTTATCTATCATGTGTTCAGGTAAGGACTCCCAGCTCATTTGAGAGATGAAATACGTTGCGCTTTCGCGCTCTGGAGAATAGATCTTGTCAGTCCACTCCTTGTAGGTCTTATAAAGGTTCTCAAAAGAATAAGACGCGGAAGAAAGGGCGATCATCTTCGAGGTGTTCTCGAAAACCATCCTTTCCTCTTCTTTCATCTGGCCCTTTGTAATAAGGGCGTCTTCCATCGCTCTTACTTCGAGCCTCTCCTTCATGTTCTGCGGTGCGACTAAGAACGGCATGAGCACTGTTTTAATAATATCTTCTGAAAGAAGCAGGTATTCGTCAAGGACTAGAACGTTCGCGCGGAAACCACGAATCTTTTCGCCGTTAAGCGGAATGGCGACTATAGAGCCGCCGTTTATCGACCATTCATACTGGTCGTTCCGCTTGGATTTGCTTCCGAAAGCCTGAAGTAATAATTCCGCCCCTCTTGATTCACAAATTTTTTCGATGTTGTTAAAAATGAACCTAGCCGTTCTAAAGGTTGGACCGGCCACTAAAATTTTCGTACCTGGCTCAAATATACATTGTAGAACGCAGAAAACGCTAGCAACAAACGTCTTGCCGCAACCACGACCCCAAACGCACATGGAAAAATTACGATTAAGCATTCCTCTCAAGGTCACCTCTTGATAAGGCGAAAGCTTTATGCCCGTCAGCAGCTCCACGGTGAAGCTTAGGTTAGCTCTTAGGAACTTTATTAGGGTTATCTTCGCCTCTTTGTCGTTCAGATCCCCAGAGAGCTTTAAGAACTCTTCGTTCAGGTTTACGAGCGGCTTGCTATATTTTTCAGGAGCATACCACATTATAGTTTGTCTGTATCGTATGCTAGTTGTAGGTCGACCTCTTTATACAGGCACTTGCAGGTAAAGATTTTCTCTATAACTCTAACCGCTTCTTTTCTACCCTTAACAAATAAGAACTGAACGTGAGGATACTTCTGAATGATATCCCTGACATTGTGCATTATATATTCTGGAGTGGCTTTTACTTTCTTATTGACCTCTCTCAGGAATTGAAAGCCCGCAACGTCGTTGAAATCGCTTTCTATTACGACAATAAAGTTTGCGTCACTGTCTTTCGACCGTTCTATCTCCCTGCAAAACCTGTCGAATCCCCCGCTTAGCGTTCCGACGAAATCTTGTAAAGACTTTCGCTCAACATAGCAGTTGCACGTCGCATCTCTGTCGCTGAAGCTATAATCTCCGAACTTTAAAGTCTTAATCTCGATGGGTAAATTAAACTTAAGGGGTCTTTGCTCTCGGGTATCGACATAGACCACCCTACCCAAGCCGACCGCGCTTATCGAATCAATCGGGCCGTGAAGATTTCGATGCTTGATCTCAAACCCTACGCTTTTACAGAGTTCGTAGTAATCCCCAAACAGCTCATTATAATAATTGATAGGAGGAGACATTATCGAGCGCAGCTCTACTTGTGTTGGCGCATAGACTATTTTTTTTTTGTTTTTTCTGCTGACGAGAATGTTTTTGCAGTACTCCTGGGCTGCTTCTTTCGTTTGGGCCTTGAGCCACATGCGAAGGTTTGTCCGACTATTGAACTCGGAGCTAAAGTACTGCTCTTTGTTCTTGAACTTTATTATCTCTTTGTTGTAGATGTCGTATCTTGGATAGTGGGTCTGGTAATACTGAACGACCCGCATCTCATGCACCTTCAGATGCTTGTGTAGGCTAGCGTCCGAAGCGAATTCCTCGGAGCAAACTTTGCAAACCGCTTTATCCATTTAAAGCCTCGTCGCTGGAAAGGCCCATGATCTTACATTTGATCTCGTCCATAGAAGAAAGCCGCTCTATCTCTTGGGCGACAGATTTCTTTTGAAGCTCTGCCAATTTAATCATCTTAACGCGAGACTCTTCGTCTTTCCACATCTCGACTAAGTTAAGTATGCTCGCGTTCTCTTTAATTTGCTTACCGAGTCGTTCGCTACGCTTCACTTTGAGGTCGCTTAAGAGCTTTTGTTGCCTGTTAACGCACTGGTTATACTCTGTCCTCGCGGTATTGCTCGCCTCGACGAGGGTCATCGGTATTTTCCCACCAGTCTCTACTTCTCTTTCAATCTGTCGCTGGAGAATTTGGATTGCTCGCTGGATATTAGCAGATATGACAACTTCAGTTGAGAGAACGATGTACTGGTCCACCTCTTCTTGAGTTAGATCTGACTTGTCGTACGTATACCTAACAAAGCTTGACTCGAAAAGGTCTCGGTCAGTCTGCTCTGTATAAGTATTGATCTGATGCAAAAATCGATATGTATGCAAATAGCCGATAAGCGATTGCAGTTCCTTTTTTTGCTTTGGGGAGACTTTGTCTTTGTCGATTCCTTCGTGAACGTATCTGTTGACCTTCGCCAAGGCCCTGTCTGAAGTCTTGGGCGCACGATATTCTGAATCGGGGACTTCTCCCGGGTCGCTATAAATAACCTTGCCATCAAGAGTCTTGATATATTCGTTGACAGTCCTAGTCTCTTGGTTGAGATTGGTAAGTAGGTCGTTTTTGAAAATTGTTCTTGCGATTTCGACCGCCTTCATAGTTGCGGCACTGTTTGCAATGAACTCTTTCTGATCGTCGGACAAGTCGGACTTCTCTTTTGCTATATATTCTTGTGCTCCGCGAGCCTTGATCTGTCTCGAAGCTAAAAAGGCTTTAATAGCTCTTCCTTCTTTACTTCTTCCATCTATATTTTCTAGGGTTGGGAATGCGACGCGAACCAGGTCGTTTAACGACGGGGGATTGTCGGGTCTGTTGTTCCATTCGCTTAGCAGCGCTGCACGCTGTTCGTCTGTTAGTTGAATTTCCTCCTGACTCATATAATGTCTATCTCTCCATTCCGAAGAATCTTCTTAGCCTTGGCGATAATGATCTTTTTGATGTTCTTGATGTGTTTATAGCCGGGCGGGCGATTTTTTTCTGTTGTCTTATATCCCATTATCTTGGCGACGTCCTCTTCAGACGCGTGCTTGACATAAAGTAGCTCGTAGATTAACCATTCACTAGCTTTTAGTGCGCCCTTCATTTTGCTGTGAAGTTTTTCCGCAGTCCCTTCAATGTCGAAGGCGTCGCTAACCATGCTGAAGACTTCTTGTGAGTGATTTTCTAAGGAGAGGGGAAGTTTTGTGTCATGGGCGCGCTTTTTACTCTTCTCCCAGTTTGCATAAAGGGGGCAACTGTTGCATTGCTTTGAGTAAATCGAACAAAGGTCATCAGATTCTGCTGCTGCACACTTCAGGCAGGGGCGGCTGTAATTGCCGTAATTATTTCTTATTAGATTCTTGATCTGATTGGTGATGATCCGATTAAGCCAGGGCTCCAGGGGCTTGGTGTTATCATAGAGCTTCCACTTCTTATAAATATGTATTCGCAGAATCTGTGAAACGTCTTCAAAGTCCATCCAGGCTAGGATGGTTAGGTTCCATTTGCTTTTTCTTTTATTTATCTCGTTATTGATGACGTCAATAACGTCTTCAAAGACGAGTTCGGCTTTACTCATTAGACCCCTTGTCTCTTAGGCTTCCGCCTTCCTTGTGGAACTGCTTTAAGAACTCCGCCCGAGTCTGTTCTGGGGGTTTCTCGCGCACGAACGAGTCGGACAATGCTGGTCCCGTAGCCATTACGTCTTTTAAAGAAATTCCGTGATAATTAGAAGCCTCTATCTCTACTTCTAGGCCACTCATGTCAGGGACGCTTACCGTCTCGGTCTCTTCGTCTTCGTCATCGTCGTCCTCATCTTCTACAACACGCGGGGGCTTGCTGGCCTTCGCTAGTTTGCTATTGGCTCTAGCGAGTGGATCAAAAGATACCCCACAACCTTGACAAAACTTCGGCGGGCTGCTGATATATTCGCTGGGCTGTCCACATTCGGTGCAGTATCTTTTCATGACTTATTATAGCTACTTATTGAAATAATTTCTACTATTTCTCATCCAGTGTATAGAATAGTATGGGATGTAAATGTAACAACGCTGGAAAGGCCATCGTTGAAAAAGACTTAAAACTAATCTTGGACCTCAGCTTTAAATATTGTGAAGCAGAAAATCAAGAACTCGCTTTATTCGCACAACAAGTCAACGCCAAAGCCTATCAGGTTATGAAATTTATCAACAGAAGTGGCAGTAATTGCTGTGCGGGTGGATGCAACGAAAGTTGCAGTCAGTAGTAGTGCATCTAACGCGGTTCGCTTGGCGGATACTACATCCGCTTTGAACCCATTTTTCCTCTAAGGGGAAAACGTATACCCTTTAATGCGGGTAATAACTACTTTAATGTTTTAAATTTCTTGACGAGGAATTTAACCAGCTCAGAGCGCATGATATCATCTTCATCGAACTGGAAAGCCTTTACGCCGTTCGCTCTGCTTTCGTCGTCCGCGAATAATTCAAATAATCTCTCAAACGCTCCGCCCTTGCCTATTGGTAGGTCGGTCTGGTTAGGGTCGGCTAGAACGAAGCACTTACTAAACTTGCCCAAGCGGGTTAATACGGTAATAATCTCTTTTTGGGTGGAATTTTGAGCTTCATCAAATATAACACATTTGGCGTTCCAACTCATTCCTCTTGAGTAGTTCACTGGATAGGTAGAGACTCGGTGATCTTTTTCCAGCTTATCGACTTCGCAGCGAGGAAGAAGTTCGTCCAGCTTTTCGAGAAACGGTAGGTTGTAGACGTGGAGCTTTTGATCAATATCTCCCGGAAGGAATCCGAGTTTACTGTCGCTGCTTTCAACAGCAGAACGAACGTAAACAATATCAGATATTCTCTTCTCATTTAATAACTTTAAGGCGCAATATGTAGCTAAAATTGATTTAGAGCTACCTGCGGGGCCATTTACCATCATTATTTTTGTGTCTTTGTCGAGGGCGGTAGCAATAAAGGCTTTTTGCTTGTCTGTCCACTTGAGTTCTTTGATGTTAAGGCCATCTTTAATTTTGTCTCTTTGGTGGACTTGGGGCGAGGAGTCTTTCGGGGCTGCTGGGTTTTGACTAGGGGCGAGTTTCTTCTCTTTGTGTTTTTTGGACATAATATTTTAAAAGACCCTACCGGCTCTATTATATACTACACTGGGTTAAACGGGGCAAGGTGTTTTTATGCTTTGTTAATAACTTTTTGGGAGGGGGTATGTGAATAAGGCCTTTTTTTAATTAATTAGCCCCGGGTTTTTTTTACTTGAGCTTTAAATGGCAGGGATTAGTTTATTAATTAATTGGGATAATACCCACACCCCCCTGTGTTTTTGTTTGTTTTTGTTTGTTTCTTTCGGGGGGTAAATGAAGAACAGGTTAATTTTGTTTTATAGCGCTCAAATAGGCACCCCCGCGCGAACCTCTGAGAGAGAGGCTCGGCGGATTTCCAAAAATGGGAGGGGGTCACTTCCCGTCGCTCCAAGCAATATCGTTTGCGTGGTCTGCCGCTTCCGCCTTCGCGTCGTAGCCTTGCGAGATGCGCCCTTCGATGTAGTTGCCGAGAATCTGCTCAAAGTCTTTGGCGTTGATTCTTTGGCCGAGCGTGGGAAGACTATTCCCGCGCGTCACAGAGAGGTTGAGGTAAACGAATTGGCTTTCGTCGGAATAGGTTTCCGCGCAGATAAGAACGGTGCGCCCGTTCTCTTTAACCTCCGCTTCGAGTGACTCGTCATCGTGATTGCAGAAAAGGATTTCGATGCAGGAGTTGCTGATTTCGTTTGCGATTTGATTCAGTGTTTTCATCTGCCAACAGTATACATCAACGCAAGGGTCAACGGGACAAGTAAATCGTTATAAAGTTATGCGCAATTCGTTACGTTGGCACAGTAAATGCATAAACAAATGCCTTGACAAGTCGCAAGTGCTTGATAATCAGCCACTTACGCGGGGGTAGGGGGAGGCCCGCGTAAGTGCTTGATAATCAACGACTTACAGATGTTAGCCTCGACTAACACCTTCACGATCCGTGCCAACCGCGCAAACAATCGCTGTGCCAACCGTGCAAACAATCGCCGTGCCAACGTAGCGCAACCGCGCAAATTAAATGCAGATTCATTCTTCACGCTGCCGCTTGCGCTGTGCTATATTCAGGTATGGAAAATAATATGAGAAACGAAATGAAGGTTGAAACGAATATGCAAAACAAACTGAACCTATTGGAAAACGTAGAACTAAACGGAATCGACTTTAAGGATGCTCCTGATTTCGTTGATGCTTTCGTTTCTTACGCTGAATTGGATGGGAAAGCGTTAACCGATAAAGAACTTGATGAAGTGAATTC